ACTAATGCAATAAACGCAGTGTTAGTCATGCTTGCAGGCCTTCCACTTCTACTACGTCTTACGACTGTTGCTTTTTGACCTGTTCCATGAGTTGTTTTAACAGCTGAAAATTCCCGCACAACATTATATAGACAAGTCATAGACATATCCAACATTTTACCTTCAAACATAAATCCATTCCACTTCAATTCAAAGATATGGTCATCTTCATCAACCAAGTCTACCTTAATATATTTTTCTTTAAATGCTTCTATCACTATGGCTTCTTTAGTTACTTTTTTTCTTTTATTTACTTGAATAATAACTTCTGTATTCATGTTTACTAAACTCATTTTTCTACCTTTCTATATAGATCAGGGAAAACCTCAAGCACTAGCTTTTCTGTTAGTCCCTTTACTTTGAGTTTCTTTTTTACCATCTGTTCAAAAATAAGTGATTCATCAGGATGCATTGATTCTAGCATCTGAATCAATAATTCTTTAATTCTTTTTTCTTTTAAATTAATAGACTTTGGATGCCCCTTAACAAATATTGAACACTTTGGCATTACTGTGAATAATGATATCTCACTCAAGCCAATCGGTGCATCATCTTTTTTATACTTCGGCATTTTATTTGGAACATTCCATACAATAGATGGATCAAAAGTTCCCTGCAATACAAACTTAAAAATATTATTTGTCTTGTATTGTTCCAATAATTTTTTCTTCTCTGCTCTCGTTTTTGCTTTAGCTATACCCTTCAATAGCTCAGAAATGTAAACTGTCATTTTGTAAAATCTCCTATGTGTTCCATTAAGAATTTCAATTTCTTACTAATAAAATAATTCAATAACTGCCCCTGCTTAGGAGTTTTTTCTTTTGCATATTCACTCACAATAGCATCTGTTATTTCTTTAGGGATACAATCAAAGTCAATCAACTTTTTGTTGCGTTCCCACTTTTCAGACATACCATTTTCACAAAAGTCCTCAGGCTTCTCATTCATCCAAGTTGCTACTTTTTTCTTGGATATAGGTCTTTGCCTCACACCTTCCACAATACAGTCATCAGCTGATAATATATTGGGTATTCCGTCACCCTTATCACCACGAATTATATGTTCCTTCAAGTATTTATAAGGGTCAGGAACAGTCAACATTTTTTTCTGAATGGGTGAAAACTGCTTAATATTCTTATATTTCTGTAATTGGGTGAAATCCTTGTCGCTAGAGATAATAATACTCTTTTCTGGTAGAGTTCTGGCCAATACAGCAATAACATCGTCACCTTCAGCATGGGGTACTCTAATCACCTTGTATGGGAAAAACTCATCTATTTCAAGGATAATAGTATTTATAGTCTGGAATAAGTCACTCCAATTCATACCTTCTGATTTCTGCTTTTCACGTTTAATCTTACGGTGAGCTTTGTAATACTGATATTCCTGTTTTCTCCAGCTGGAGTGCATATCAGTACATATCACCAATTCACCATACTTATCTTTATGTTTTATTCGATAGTTTCTAATACTATTCAGTACTAAGTGCCTGATGAAATCCTCAGACGTTCTTTCTTCGTTAGGAATTCTATGGGCTACCATAATACTCCCAACAATTATATTTGAGAAATCTAATAATATCATATCAGCTCCTTCACAGCTTCAACTACCTTTACTTCTTTAATAGAATCTATACGAAAACTTCTCCAACCATTGTTATCAATATCCCAAACAGATATGGTATCTGGATTTACTTTTTTCGTAGATTCTGTTATAGTAGGCTCGGGTAAAACAGAATCATGTAAGGTACAATTCATAATTCTTTCTTCACCATTAGCTTTAGTAAAAACTACTTTCATCAAATTACGTTTTAGTCCTTCAACCAAGATTTCCCGCTTCTTCATCATAACCTTTTTCCTCCATATATTCAATAAAACTCACTTCACGTTGATGTTTGAAAATATCCACATTGGAATATTTCTTTAACAAATCTATACCATACTCATTTTTATAACTCTCTTCATAATGAAATTCTTTTATGCCTGATTGCAGAATTAACTTAGCACAATCAACACAAGGAGCATAAGTACAAAACATATATGCATCCTGTCCTGATTCAGTAGACTTAGCTAACTTAGTTATTGCATTAGCTTCTGCATGAAGAACTTCTGGTTTTGTATGACCATCTTCTTCACAAATATTAGAACCACCAGAAGGCATACCATTGTATCCGATAGAAATAATTCTATCATCCTTTACAATGATACACCCAACTTGTAGTCGAGTTGCTGTAGATAGTTTTCCATATACCCTAGCAACTTCTAAGTGTGCGTCTATATATTTACTTTTCATCTTTTTCTTTGAACCAAGTTTCAACATCTATTTGCTCAACAGGACTTTCTGCAGCTTTGTTTTGTTCAAACTCTTCAATCTTTTCTTCTACAGCAGAAAACTCTTTGTTGAATGTTTTCTTAATATACTCTGTACCATCAACAACCATGTCCTTTGAGGTAGCCAAATCTTTTACAAGTATATCTACATTTTCTGGTTTCTGTGTCATCAAAGAAAACAATAGGAAAAATTGAAATACAATAATAATATTCTTAATCATTAGAACGCTCCTAGTAAAATGGTTTGTGCGTTAATTCTTCCAGTAACGGATTGATCTTTGGTTTTCATAGATTTCATTTTCTTACGCAAAGATTGTTTCGTTAATTTACTTAATGTATCTTCTGGTTTTCTAGCTGTCTTTTGCGTGGATGCTTCATTGTCAAAGTTCTGAATAGTACAACCCTTGACACTAAATCCTCTCACACTATTCTCAGCATAATATACACCCAATCGGTTATATTTGGTGTTATACACCCATAACTCACTAGCACCGACAATCTTTTCTGGATTGATACTTACCAGTTTAAGGTCTGGATGTTCTGATTGATATTTAAGATTCTTAATCAACTTAGAAGCTGATTTCTGTTTTGTCTTTCTAGGTTTTCTTTGAGCTGATGCGTTCTTAATAATACGGTCAAGATCATCAACGATAATACCAAAGAAATCGGTATATCTTTGCACCTCTTTAGGTTTCAAATTTCCCCATGCTTCTTTGAGGTATTCATCTTCACCGTTATACAACTCAACCAACGCATTGTATTCATCCAGATAATGTTCTTTCAACTTTCGGGCATGAACACTTTTACATCCTTTATCAATAAGGATAGTATAGAAATCATATTTATCTTTATAGTCACTTTCAACAAAATCGTCAACCATACCTTCGATATTAGCAATGAGAGTATAAACCTGCTCACGGATTCTATCTTGTATAGTAACCTTTGGTTTACTTTTTTGTTTTTCTTTTTCCTTTTGTCGTTCTTCCTCAGCCTGTTTCTTTTCATAACCAATAGAAGGGTCTTCCATAACTCCATTGATAATAGGAACAGCTCTTGTAACACCATCTTCACACAACATTAGATCATAACCCATAATATAATACTCCTTATAATAAATGCATTTTTCCCAATCCAAATAACGCAATCAGGATAACAATACTATTCAATAATATTAAATTCACACTACTTCTTAGATAGGCATTAATAATATGTAATGATGAACCTACCAACTGAATTAAAAATATAGTGGTAATGCAAACATCGTCACCATAATAGGCCATCAATAAATATATCATAATGAAACATAATGAACCAACTGTTTCACAAAACAAACGAAACCTATTATTTTTCCAATCATCTATCAACCAATTTTTCATTTTCTAACCTCAATTATTCGATACTGTCATTATATAATCTTTACCCTTTACCATCCATTCTGGCCAAACTGCCTGATTCATCATTTCATATTCTGCATCAGCTTGTTTGTCCATTTCACGGTTATATTTTTCTTCATCAGTTCCTTCACCTTCTAAAGAATCCAACCATGCTTCAAAATCGTGTTTATCGTCTTCGTAATTTTCCCATTCTTCGTCCCAAATGCTCATTTGATTAACTCCGTTTTAAAGTTATTTCTTAATTGTTATATATATTATATCATATTTAGGGAATGAGTCAAGGAAAAAGTGAAGAAATATTGGATTTTAAGTCCTTTATTTACAAGGACTTACAAAGTTTCTCAAAAAACCCTGTAAACCCTTATAAAATAAAGACTTATAAACCCTTTGTTTATGAGGACTT